TCAACAGGAACTGTTGGTTCTGGTACTACGGCTCAGTTTTGGGGTAGTGTTAGTGGGGGTTGTTTAAATTCAATCACCGCAGCATCTATCAATACTGTAACCGCAATTACAGAAACATACGGTGTAAGTAGTATTGATGTTGCTAACAATACGTTATCAGCATCAACAAACGATCCTTGGTTCTATTCCCAATTCACATATTCACAAAATCCATTAACTGATGCATCATCATATTTTGGTTTTGGTTTTGGTATTAGTTTAGATTCAATGTCTGCTGGTACAATCTCAGGTTCTTATTCAGGATCTTGTAATATTAGATTTACTAATTATTCGGGAACACCTTACTTAGAATATGATGATTTAGTTGTCGCAACTTTAAGATCAAGAGGTATCTCAACATATTCGTCAACACAATCAGGACCTAGTTACGAAGTTTCAGGAAAAACAAACGTTGTAATGATTACTTCAGGTCAATATTCTGGCGTAACAAAAGATCCATTCCAAACGTTTCAAATTTCAGGTGTTACTCAAGACGGTGATAATTTTAGTTTTGAAACATCATTATTAAGTACGGATTCTAATTACTTGTCTAAAGTATTCGGTAGAAGTAACTTCGGAAAAGATAGAACTCAAGTACCTTTATTTGTTGAGGAGGCTTACCCATCGTTATTGACTACAGGTTATAGATCAGGAAAAATCAGAGGTTTATATAATGATTGGATTGATTTAGGTGGTGTTAGACAAAACGATACTGATTCAATAGCGTTTTACCTTGAGCAATTTCAAACACCTGAAACACCATATTTTGTTTCTGAACTTAGAGGTAACAAAGTTTATAAATTATTTAAAACAAGATTAATCTCTGACGGTAATGCGGCTAACAGATTGGTAAAAATATCAATCGCTAACATGTCGTTTAATAACCTAACCTTCGATGTATTTGTAAGAGATTTCTTTGATACCGATCAGAATGTTAGAGTTGTTGAAAGTTTCACTAACTGTTCTATGGATCCGTCAAATAATAACTACGTCGCTAATAAAATAGGTACGTCAAACGGTGAATACCAAGTTAAGTCTAAATATATTATGTTAGATATGAGTGACGAAGCACCTATAGATGCACTACCTTGTGGTTTTGAAGGGTATAACATGAGAGAATATTCTAACGCAACACCACCATTTATGGTTTATAAAACAAAATATTTACAACCAGGTGAAGTGATTTATAACCCTCCTTTTGGGTCATCTAACGGTGGAGACAATCCGGTTATTTCAAACGGTGAAAACCCAAGAAGAGCTTACTTAGGTATATCTAACATCACAGGAATTGATTACGATTTCTTTGAGTATAAAGGAAAACAAGTACCGGTTAATATTGGTACAGATACTGAAGGTATTGCTTGGGGTTATATGACAAAAGGTTTCCACATGGATAGTGGAGCGACTATCGTAACGATGTATAACGCTCTTCTATCAGCAACAACTTCAGCATTTGAAGTGGGTGTAGGGTCGTTTAACAGTGAACCTGACGACACAAATAACCCATACTATAGATTAAACACACGTAAATTTACAGCAGTACCTTATGGTGGATTTGACGGATGGGATATCTATAGAGAGTATAGAACAAATAATGATTCATTCGCATTAGGTCAATCAGGATACAAATACGGAGCAGAAGCATCAATCACATACCCTACGGCAACAGGATGGGGAGCGTTTAAACAAATTTCAGGACCAAACCAAGAGACTTGGGCTAACACTGACTATTACGCATACTTATGGGGTCAATCAACATTTGCAAATCCAGAAGCGGTAAACATTAATATATTTACAACTCCGGGTATTGATTATGTGAATAACTCAAATCTTGTGGAATTAGCAATTGATATGGTTGAAACAGATAGAGCGGATTCTATTTATGTGTGTACAACACCTGACTTTAATTTATTCTTACCTACGTATAATGATTTAGAGGAAGGTTTGATTTATCCTCAACAAGTTGTAGATAACTTAGAAAACACAGGTATCGACTCTAACTATACCGCAACTTATTACCCATGGGTTTTAACAAGAGATACAGTAAATAATACACAAATTTATTTACCGGGTACTGCAGAGGTAACTAAAAACTTAGCATTAACCGATAACATCGCTTTCCCTTGGTTCGCATCTGCGGGTTACACAAGAGGTATCGTAAACGCTATTAAAGCACGTAAGAAGTTAACACAAGACGATAGAGACACACTTTATAAAGGTAGAATTAACCCAATCGCAACCTTCTCTGATGTTGGTACAGTGATTTGGGGTAACAAAACTCTACAAATTAGAGAGTCTGCACTTGATAGAATCAACGTAAGACGATTGTTATTACAAGCACGTAAGTTGATTTCAGCGGTGGCGATAAGACTATTGTTTGAACAAAACGATGATAAAGTAAGACAAGACTTCTTGGATTCTGTTAACCCGATTTTGGATTCAATCAGAAGAGATCGTGGTTTAATTGATTTCCGTGTGACGGTATCAAACACTCCTGAAGATTTAGATTCAAACACTTTAACAGGTAAGATTTTCTTAAAACCAACAAGAGCGTTAGAGTATATCGACATCGAGTTTGTTATTACACCAACAGGAGCATCTTTTGATGACGTATAAATAAAAAAATAAACTAAGTGGGGAGTAGAAATATTCCCCATTTATATATTTATATTAAAAATAACACAATGAAAATCGAAAAAAAAATTATTAAAGAAAGTGTAGGTGATCAAAACATTTATAAAAAATCATATTCTACTAAGAAACAAAACATAATAATTACGGAAACACAATTAGAGTATATTTTATCAAAACTTAATAAGTAATGGATATTAAAAAACACATATATATACAAGTACTTAAAAAAAGAATTAATGAAGGGTTGGTTGATGACTACGAAACAAAAGAATTAAGACCCGACTTAAAGTATTATGCGTTTGACTGGGATGATAACTTAATGTTCATGCCAACAAAAATAATGGTTATGTCTGAAAATGAGGATGAGATCGGTATGTCAACTGAAGATTTTGCTGAACACCGAACTCAAATTGGTGTGGATCCTTTTAAATATAAAAGTGCAACAATTATTGGTTTTGCTAATGAACCGTTTAGGTTTTTCCAAGAAATGGGTGATAAAAGGTTCGTGGTCGACTCAATGACTGCACCACTTGGACCTGCTTGGAATGACTTTGTTGAATGTATTAATGGTGGATCTATTTTTGCAATAATCACCGCTCGTGGTCACAATCCTGAAACTTTAAAAGAATCGGTTTACAATCTTATAATGTCAAACAAAAATGGTTTAAATAGAAAAAAACTTGAGGAGAGTCTTAGACAATACGATTTATTAACCTCTGAAGGGATCTCTGAAGATATTAGACCAAATAGGAACACAACCATAGAACAATATTTAAATATGTGTAAATTCCATCCGGTTTCTTATGGAAGTGGTAGTGCAGCATCTCCTGAAGAAGGAAAAAACAAAGCTCTTAAAGGGTTTATTTCATATTGTAGAGATTTGGCCAAAAATTTAATACAGTTCATTTTAAAGAAGAATCCAAATATGGATCTTACCGATTTGGTTCCAAAATTTAAAAATGACGTAGCAATGGATGAACCGGTTATTAATGTTGACGAATTTGTAAATAGACACACAACTATAGGGTTTTCAGATGATGACCAAAGAAATATTGAAGCATCATCAGAATTTTTAAATAAAGAGTATGAAAAAAATCCAGTTAATTTATACTTAACTAAAGGAGGTAAAAAAACTAGATTTAATTAAGATTCTAGTAAAGAAATATTACAAATTAAAAAAAAGTAAAGACAAAAAAATAAATAACACAATATTTATATAAAAAATAAAAAAACTAAATTAAGAAAACATGGCTGATTTATTAATGAAAATGCCCTTTCAATATGAACCTAAAAGAAAAAATAGGTTTATTATTACTTTCCCTTCTTCGTTGGGGATAAACTCTTGGTATGTTGAAAGCACTTCAAGACCTAAAATAGAAATTGGATCTACACCAATTCCGTTTTTAAATACAGAAACTTATGTTGCTGGTAGATTTAAGTGGAATCCTATTGATGTAACGTTTAGGGATCCAATTGGTCCTTCAGCATCACAAGCACTTATGGAGTGGGTTCGTTTACATGCAGAATCAGTTACAGGACGTATGGGTTATGCTGCAGGTTACAAAAAAGACGTTGACTTAGAAATGTTAGACCCAACAGGGGTAGCAGTTGAAAAATGGATCTTACAAGGTTGTTTCTTAACCAATGTTGATTTTGATTCATTAGCATATAGTGAAGATGGATTAATTACGGTTAAAGCTTCAATGCAACCTGATAGATGTATTTTAGTATACTAATACAAAATTAAAATATTTTTTATTGAACCTCACTAACAAAGTGGGGTTTTTTATTTACATAAAATAATGTTAAAGTATTATTATAATAAAAAAACTATGGATCAAACATCATTATATGGTCAACAAGACTTTTCTCTACCACATGACGTGGTAAGACTACCTTCTAAGGGTATATATTACACACCAAGACGAGAGTCAATTAAAGTGGGGTTTCTAACGGCTAACGATGAAAACATTTTAATGTCACAAAATAATTCGAAAGAAGGTATTATATATACATTATTAAAACAAAAAATTTACGAACCAAATTTTAATGTGGATCATCTTTTAGATGTCGACGTTTCTGCAATTTTAATATTTTTAAGAAATACCGCCTTTGGACCTGAATATAGTTATACTTTAAAGGATCCAGCAACAGATAAAACATTTGATATTACTATTATATTAGATGAGTTAAAATATATCGACTCACCTCATACTGCAGACAACGAGGGATATTTTACAACCAAACTTCCAAAAAGTGATAAATCAATTAAAGTTAAATTATTAAATTGGGGAGAAATGAAAGAAGTTGATAAAATGGTTGAAAAATATCCGAAAGGTATGATTGCACCTGTTGTCACAAAAAAATTAGAACAACAAATTGTTGAAATCGATGGAAACAAAGATAAAGGACAGATTTCAAATTTTATTAAAAACATGCCAATTATGGATTCAAAATATGTTAGAAAGTTTATACAGGAATGCGAACCATCAATCGATTTAAAACAAGAAGTAATAGCCCCGTCAGGAGAAAGAGTAACATTTAGTGTTACCTTTGGGGTTGACTTTTTTCGTCCTTTCTTCTCAGTATAAAAAACTACTTTTAGACGAAACCTACTATTTAACCAAACTGGCTAATTTTTCTTATTCAGATATTCTAATCATGCCGACTTTTGAACGTAAGTATTTTATGAATAAACTAACGGAGGAATATCAAAAAAAATAATTTAACCTATTTATAAGAAAAACTAACTATGCTATTTTTATTTGGAGACGCACCAAAAATTGAAGGTGAAGATGAAAAATTGAAAATTGAAAAAGGGGCGACCCTCTTAACTCAAGCGCAAAAATATTTAAAAGCGGTAAATGAAACTATTGCTATAAATCTTGAATCGGCATATGAAACTTTAACTAAAAGTATGTTGGCCATGGAGGATTCCACTATGGCGTTAAAAAGGTCTATGGGTGGGTTTGTTGACCAATCGGGAGAACTACAGAGAAGTTTAGAGCAGGCATATTTAGAAAATTTAAAATTTGGAGCAACCTTTAAAGATGCTGCTGAAACCGCACAAGGAATGGCGACACAAATGGGGAGAATGGTAAATCCATCGGCCGATGTACTATCAAACGCCCTCGCATTTTCAAAGGCTTCGGGAATGGCAAATGCCGAGACCGGTAAAATGATTGTAGATTTCCAAACATTTGGAGGGGACCAAAAACAAGCAATATCAAAAATGTCCGAGTTAGGTCAATCGGCAAGAAAAAGTGGGTTAGATGCTAAAAGTTTTACAACTGAAGTTGCAAAAAATTTAAAACAAGCGAGTTTATTTGGTTTTAAAGGTGGTGTAAAAGACATTGAGGAAATGGTTAAAAAAACCAAACTTCTTGGTACTAGTATGGAAAAATTACAAATTAAAGGTGCCGCTGAAAAATTACTTGATCCCGAAACTGCGATGCAAACCGCTGCGAGTTTACAAATGATAGGTGGTAATATAGGTGCGTTAGGTAACCCATTCCAACTACTACATATGGGTCAAAAAGACATGAAAAAACTTACAGATGAAGTTTTAAATATGGCTAAGGCAACGTTTACATTTGATAAAGAAACGGGAGCATTCGCACAGACAACTGAAGATATGTACGCGTTAAGAGCACAAGCAGAAGCTTTAGGTATTAGTTATGAAGAAACCGCAAATGCTGGTAAAGAATTGGCTAAAGTTGATTATATTAAATCGGTGGCTAATTTGGAGTCTTTAACTGCGGATCAACAAAATTTAATAGGTGGGTTATCACAAATAGATAAGGATGGTAAAGTAACCGTTGATTTACCTGGATTTGAAGAAGGTAATAGAGACTTAGCGACGTTAATGAAAGATCAGAATTTTACTGATGCTTTAAACGAATATGAAAAAAATGCTGCAAAATCGGACAAAGAAATGGCTATTGAACAGATGTCGATTAGTGAAAAACAGTTGGCAACAGAGAATGAAATTAAAAATTTACTTTTATTTAATATGGCGCCAGGTAAAAGGGAAAAATTTATACAAGAGCAAAAAGAAATGAATGAAGACTTAGCGAAAAAGGCTTTAGAAATAGCAGACCCTTTAGCTAAAGGGTCATCTGAGTTAATTACGACATTTAACACAGCGGCAAAGGAGGGGGCCGATGCAACGGTTAAAACTTTTGATGAGATGGCAAAAAAGACCGATTTAAAGGCAGGGGCTAATAAAGTTACGGAAGCAATGAAGAAAACTATGGGTCTTGATTTTCTTGATAAAAAAACAAATAACGAAGGTCTTCCTACTGTTGAGGGTGATCAACAAACACCTGTTATTGAAACCAAGCCTCTTCCTAATGTTGCTGGAGATAAGACTCTTCCTACTGTTGCTGGTGATTCAACCCCTCAACCTACACCAGTACCAGACGGACTTTTCTCCGCTGGATCCCCCCCAATGATAATGTCAAAAGGAAAAATTTATGAGGGATTAAAAGAAGATTCTGTATATGTAGGTACCGATTTTGAAAAAATATTTGAAAGAGGTAAAGCGGCGACTAACGTATTATCGGAAATGATGGCTAAAGGTGGTGTTGGTGGTTCAAATACAGAAGTTTCAGGTAAAGTAGATTTTGGTGAAATTAGGGTAAAGATAGATGCTCCTGGCGTTGATACGTCTATGTTAGATAAGGCGTTAAACAGTAGACAATTCACCAACCAAATTATGTCAATGGTTGCGAATCAGAAATCTTTCTATACAAATCAAGCAACCCTACAAGGATAAAAAATATAATTCAACCTATTTATAAATAAAAATTGAATGGAAAGCCCATTATCATTTAACTCTAGTGAAAATTTTAGAAAAAAATTACTTGTAAGGAATTTAAAACCTTACAGGGTTGATGGTAATTTTGGCGATTACTCAAGCCCCGCAACATCAGAATTTAACCTAATTGATTTTTCAGTGATAGATTCACCTACCGTTGATGTGGTAGGAAACAACCAAGAAAAATATTTGTATAAACAAAACAAATATGGACCACAACAAACAAACTCAACTTACGGAGATACCATTACTATTAACAGAAACTTAAATACAAGTACAAATTATGGTGAGTACGATTTTTCTGATAGTGTTGGAAGTAAGTTAGAAACTATTGGCGACTCACAAGAAAATTTACTATATGTAAAAAATCTTTATGGTCCTACAGAATATGGTACGTCTTACGGTGACGTTGTTAATGTGAATGTAACCCTTTTAAATAATAGTAATTTAGGTAATTACGGTTACATACAAACAGTTGGATCAAAATTAGAATTAATTGGAGACACAAAAGAAACCGAACTAATTGTAAAGAACGTATATAAGCCAAACGATCAAAATAATTTTGGAGGAACGGTATGGTACATTAATAACGATAAAACCATATTTACAAACGGATCAGGACAATACTCAATTGTAGATACTGAAAATAGTGTGTTATCTCAAGTTGGTAACGTACAAGAAGTATCTCTAAGAATAAAAAACAAATACACACCAGACCAACAAGGCGATTTTGGTCCAACCAAATATACAATTAATAATGATTTAATTTTAGGATCTAACGAAGGTGAATATAATTTTTGGGATACTTTTGGAAATAGTTTAGAATCGATAGGTAAAGAAGAAAAGATAAGACTTATAGTTAGAAATGAATACAGACCTGAAGGTGGACAAAGTCAAACCGAAGTTTCTCCATTTACTCTAATACCTAGACCAATCGCATCTAAAGGTAATTACAATTATGGTGACACATTAAATAGTGATCTATTTTTAGAGGGTAAATTAGATAGACCACAACTTATTGGATTAAATCAATATGGACCTGATCAACCAAGAAGAGAACAACCCGTAAATCAAAATAACCAAACAAACTCAAACGAAGGTGAGTATGGGTTCCCTGATACTGTTGAAAGTCCATTAGAACTAATAGGAGACGTTAATTTAAATCAACTAATTGTTAATAGTTATAGACCCGAAACAAACAATTTAGGAATTGCTGATCCGAATATAAATTTACCTAAAAAACCAAACAAAGGAATTTATAATTTTAACGACACAATAAACAGTGAGTTACAAATCGTGGGTACTTCGAAAGAAGGGCAAGCATATGGAAAAAACAAATATGTTACAGGTACAGGAACTTATGAAGTTTTAACTATTGATGATTTACAAATTAAAACAATTGGAACAGCATATGCTGATGGATTAAAAACGTTAGGGTATATACCATCAACATACACCCCATACAATATATTATTAGCCGATAACCCAACAGGGTCTAACGGTAAACTTTCACAAGATTCAGATTTGGCGAGTTTAGGTGCTAAACAACTACAAAGAGAGTTTAAACATAGAGTCGCCTTAGAACTTATATCTCAAACATTAGGTAGAGTAAACGCATTAACCTCAAGTGTTAATCCGGATAGTGGAGAAATTTCAGTAAAACCAAACTTAGATCCGTTTAATGCTATTGGAATCTTGAGTGGGACTATACCTGTATTGGCTCGGAATTATAAAATTAGTTCACCACAAGGACTTATAGGTGATGCCGTTGGGTTCGCAGCAAGACTTGCTGGTCTTTATTCACCGGTTTCTTTAATACCGGGTGAGTATTTTGATTATCCAAAAAGACGGTTATTAAATCAACTAATTGAAAATCCAATAGCTCCGTTGGTTCAGGGAGTTTTAGGGGCGATAAGAAAATTAACAGGAGCCGATAGTAAAACCTCATCCGATTTATTTGTAAATAACACATCTGAAGCAACTAAAAGTTTGTTGTATGACCAACTTTTTTATAACGAATATAGACCTGATTACCGACTAAACAGTCTATTAAATCCAAATTTATTTTCACCGGCACCAAATTATTATGTCGGGACAAGAAAGGGTCAGATAACTGAATTGGTTTCTCCGATTAGTGAACAAGCACAAGATAAAAACGGTGATCCAAGTGGGGGAGCCGTTTTAAGTTATAGTAATATAGGAAAAGATTTTGAAGGACAAAAAATAACAGAAATATATACCGGATTTAACACTAGACCATACTATGATGGTTTAAATGGTGTACAAGGAGGATTGACATGGATGTCAAAAAATAATTACATAGAAAAATACCAATTTGTCGGACCAGGAGGAAAAACGGTAAACACGTTAGGTCAAGGGCTAGGTAAAGATAATACATTCTATCAAAGTAATGTTTTTGGTATTCAGTTTGATTCAACACAATCAACTAAAAACGACTTTACTAAAGGGTCTATTTTAGATATAACACAAAAATTAGTTGACGCTGGAAATAAATCCAGCATGAAATTAGAACATGTTGGTAATGCAATTAATCAATTATCTAAAGTTTTTAACGACGGATATGTAGAATTAACTAAAGGATCTAGGGTTGTTAGATACACAACAAAGACCTCAAGTCCAGCATCACCAGATGGTAAAGATGTTGTTGGTTATGAGTATTGTCGATTGTTTACCAAAGATAGACCATATATGACTTATGATGAGTTACAAAAAACTGATGGTAATATAAGAAAATACACAAACTCCGTTTTAGATAAAACGTTTAATTTAAATATAGCACCAATTAGGGGTAACGAGTCAACAAACGTACAAAACGGTAAGGTAAAAAAATACATGTTATCTATTGAAAATTTATCATGGAGAACATCGAACAAACCGGGATACACCTATGAAGATTTACCTGACTGTGAAAGAGGACCTTTTGGTGGTAGAATCATGTGGTTTCCACCTTATGAGTTAGATTTTGATGAAAGTATACAAGCCGGATGGACAGACCATACGTTTTTAGGTAGACCTGAACCGGTATATACCTACCAAAACACAAGTAGAAGTGGTAATATTGGTTTTAAAATAATTGTAGATAACCCATCAATAACAAATCTTTTAGTTGAAAAAGAATTACAAGAATTATCTAATAATTCTGAAGTATCTAAAGTATTAGATTCGTTTTTTGCTGGATGTTTAAAATATGATATTTACGATTTAGCAAAAAGATATAGACAATTTACACTAAAAGATATTTTTGACACCGTAAGTTATTTAGATGATGAAGAGGTTGATAAATTAACTGAAGTTTTACCTGCTGAGAATGTTGACGGAGACCCTGTTGTCGTTAATGACTACAGCGTACCAAGTGCCACAACCAGTGCAACGACTGCAACAACCGCATCAACTGCAACAACCGCATCAACAGTTACGGAATTTAATTTAGTTGAACCTATAGTGTATTTTAGAAATGACTATCCAGATCCTAAAACAACTAATGAGACAACAACAAAAAATATAAAAGACTTGTTTGACGATTATAAAACAAAAAGAGACTCATATAAGAAAAACAGTCTTAAAAAGATTATAAAGTACAACGATGCAACATATAAAGATTATACAAGTACAATCACTTCGTTACCTAATGCATCAACACAAACATGGTTAACTGAATATATTGACTGTAGAGAGGAATCGATGGATGCGTTTTTTGATTATGCGGAAACCGAATTTAAACAACTTCAAAATTTCTTAACCGAATTATCGAAAGCACTAAAATCGGGATCTGAAATTAAATTTAAATTGATTGGATCAGCATCTGCAATTACAACGGATACCTATAATGTGTCACTATCAAAAAGAAGAATAGATTCTGTTTTAAATTATATAAAACAATTTGCTTATGATGGACAAACTTTAGAAACGTACATTAAAAATAAAAAATTAACTATAGAACAAGACGCTAAAGGGGAAGAAGAAACGATTCAAGATGCTAAATATAAATCCATAAGTTGTACAAAAGAATTTCTTACAATAGGACAAGAGGGTGTGTTTTCAATAAACGCCATGGCTTGTAGAAGAGTTAGGGTTTCAGATATTGTTATTACTAATCCACAACCACAAAAAACTGAAGAGGACAAACCAAAAAATGAAGTACAAAAAGAAGTGGAAAAAGCGGAGGCGGTTTTACCAGCAAAAGAAGAAGATGACGAAAAAAAAGATACACAAAATTTAAAAATCACAGAAAAAAGAAAAGTACAAAGAAAAAGAGGAGAACCAAGAAAAGACCTAACAAAAAAATTATTAAGAAAATTACTTACAGAATGTAATTATTTTGATTTGGTGAAACAATCTAACCCCATGATTTATGATGGGATAAAAGAAAAAATAAAATATTTCCAACCAGCATTCCATTCAATTACTCCTGAAGGTCTTAATTCTCGTTTAGTATTTTTACAACAATGTATGAGACCGGGAGATACTATTCCTACAGTTAGTGAGGTAAATGGTGGTGGCACCACTTTAGTTTATGATGATGTAATAAATAGTGTATTTGGTGCCCCTCCTATTTGCGTTTTAAGAGTTGGTGATTTTTGGCATACAAAAGTTGTTTTTGATTCTTTAAGTATAACATACGACGATTCATTATTAGACTTAAACCCTGAAGGTATCGGTGTTCAACCGATGATCGCTACAGTAAAAATGGGATTTAATTTTATTGGTGGACACGGTTTGGCTGAACCTGTTGCAAAACTTCAAAACGCACTTTCGTTTAATTATTATGCAAATACAGAAATGTATGATGAAAGAGCAGAAGCAACTGAAGATGTAACGTCAAAATACGACGCAGAACTTTTAAAAAGTATTAAAGACGAATTAGGTATTATTGATAACTTTAATAGACCAGCAACTAATGATGGTGGTGTAACTATAGGTGCAATAACTAGTAATTATTTTGATCCGGATAGTGGAATAATTACTGGAGATATAAACTATAAAGACATTATGAAAGACATAACGGTTAAAACTAAGTCTTATGCTAACACAACCGTTAACTCTCTTGAGACTTTATATAGTAAACAATTACTTGGTGGTATATCGATCTTAACTAACGAAAGAAAATATTCAAAAGGGTATTTTGATTACTTGAGTGGTAATACAAGTAGTGGAGCAACCATTTTCGGTAAAAGTGAAAAGATACAACCAAAAGTTGATAATCTATTTGAAAAAATAAAACAAGACATTGAAATCGAAACAATTCCAATTCTTAGAGGAATGTCGACACAAGGTTTTACAAAAGATGATATTAGAAAAATTAAAAATAAACTTAAACAGATGGCTGAAGCACTTAAACAATTATATTTGTCAGATCTTGAAACGGCCAACGCTACGATAGTTAAAGATGAACCCCCATTAATACGAATAATAGATCAAATAAATTATGTTGCCGATACAACAGACGGATATATTAATAAAATGGGTGGGGTGGTTGTTTATGGTATATCAGGAACATCAAAAGTTAATGTAAGTAGTGTCGGTGTTACGAACACTATTAATGAACTTAAACAAGACTTCTTTAAGATTTGTTCAGATTTAAACGAATTAGATACAAAACTAAGTGTTAATATAATACCAACAACAGCCAAGACAAAATATAATGAAAATTTTAGCAACGATATTGGGTTAGAGACAACAGGATTAGTGGGTGTTGAAAACCGATGTTTTATGGTTTTTGGTAAATCAATTTTAGATAACCCCGTAAAGTTTATAACTGATATCACACAAGGTTTGGGGGGATCTGATTTAGCGGTAGGATTAAATTGGAGTCAATTCATTCAAAAAAATGTAGGCTATTCGTTTGCGTTTACCCCACCAATACAAATACCATTATCTACCGGATTATACCCTGACTATAAAAAATCAAAAACAAAAACGGACGAGTATTGGAAAACGTTTAAAGATAGTTACTACACTAATAAATTTACAAATTATATTCCATATAATTTAGACAAGACAAGACAAATGACATACTCTAAAATATTAAGCCCAACGGATGTTCAACAAAGTAATTTAAAAGACATCTACTCAACTGTTAACTCAACATGGGATAAATTTAACCTTAAAAATACATTAAACTAACATGTCACAATATTATAACAGATACGAAAACTTTTTAATAAACGGACAACAAACGGTTGTGCCTTTTTTACAACTACCACAAAGAGTAAGTGACCAAAAATATATCTATAGAACAGGACAAAGTAGGTTAGATAAAATAAGTTATGAGAAATACGGCACACCATATTTTGGGTGGTTAATTCAAATGGCTAACCCACTATACGGAGGTTTAGAGAGTGACATTCCTAACGGAACCATTTTAATTATACCTTTTCCATTAATTGCTGCGTTGCAAGACTACAAAAGTGCGTTAGATACACATATTTTTTATTATGGCAGGTAAACAAACTAAAAACGTTTTTATTGAAACACAATACGACAATATTGTTTTAATAGACCCAAATAAATTGTCGGACACGGAAGGTAAAGGAGTATCTCGATTGGTTGACCACGAGGATTTGGTTTATTATGCAAATTTAGAAACGTTTATTATACCAAGAACAAAACTTGCTATAGGTGAAAGTTTTGACAATAGTGTTGTTAATACAACTATTGCGAGTTTGACCAGTGATACGGATCTTAAAATAAACTTTTTACAACCAAAAGGTAAGAAAGCCTTTGATACAAGTTGGTCAGATCAATTTACAGGTAAAGAATCAAGACAAGGACAATCATCAAATCAAAAATTTGAAAATAATACAACAAGAAACGGACGACCAACATACATTAATAGAGTAGAAAAGTTTGAGGACACTCAAATCTTAGGTATTAAAACAATTAATGTTACTGTTGCTGCTATGGGTGTACCAAAGGTTACCATAGAAATGGTTGACGTTCAAGGGAAGATGTTATTTGAACAAGGTGAAAATTCAATGTATTCGGTATTTTTTACTTTTCCCTATCCAATTTTTTATTTAACACTTAAAGGGTATTATGGTAAGGCTATTAGATATAGATTATCTTTAGTTAGTTTTAATTCTAAGTATGATAGTGGTAGTGGAAATTTTAATATTACATTAGAACTTATAGGTAAATTTACGGCATTGTTGTTTGACACACCATTAAGTTATGGTAGGACAGCACCTAAAATGTTTCCTGCCCAAGTTACTGTAAGAAATAATACACAATCTACCGATACAACAATAGTTGAAACAACGAGGGGTCAAATTATTTTAGATGAGGTTTATGACACATATAAAAGAAAAAAATTAATACCTGAAGATTTTCCACCATACACAATAGATACATTTATAACTGCAGTATCTAGTTATGAGACTAAACTTTTGGCTAGTATAAAAGAAGGTGATTTTGCGGTTTTAAACGACGTACAAAGATTTAGAGAGATATTGACAGACCTTAAAGTAACTGTATATACAAATGCTAAAAAAAATTATTTGGACGGGGGTGCTTTTTATGTGTATGAAAATAAAAAATATTACCCATTTAGGAAGTCAATAAGTTTGGCTGACAGAGAAAAATATAAAGCATTAACTGAAGAAAGAATTACATATTTTATTGGAGAGTTAAGAAAAAACAAAACATTTGGGGACAACGGGAAATATAAAAAGTCGGACGGAAACTCATTATCAACAGAGATTAATATATGGTCTAAAATACGAGGTAAAGGATCGGTAATAAAAGTTTTTCCATTACAACAATGGTTTGAAAGTAAAAACGATATCAATAACACACAATACTATAGAACAGGTATAAAACTAGATTTAACCACAACTGAGGGTCAAAACCAATTAACAAAATTTATTAATGACGAAAGAACTATTGCTCCCGGAAAAGTTTTAGATTTAATAACAAATCAATTAGTGGACGAACCGTTAGACATGTATTATTTTGGAGACAAAAGATTTGATGACGGGGTGTATGAAACTAACAGTTTTTTAGATATAGTAAACGATGCATTAAAACAACTTGAGGTTAAAGAAACTCAAATCGATGATGATTTATCTAAAATTTTAGCTGATAGAGTAGTTAACAGTAAATCTGGAATAGGGTTTAAACCAACAATAAGAAACATATTTGCAATACTTTTTGCGGGTGTTGATACCTTCTATCGACTAATGGAAGAGACACATCAAAATGCGTGGGACGTAAGAACAAATACACAAAGATTGTTATCTGTAATTCCACCCGAAAAAAACTTCTCAACTGATGGTTTAAATAGTATACAAAAGGAAAGTGGGCAGTTAAATAATGAGAATATTGTTTATCCGTGGCCATTATACTTTACAAAAGAAAGAAAAGACAATGGTAGTGAACAATATACACTTCAGTATCCGGGAGACCAAAAAATTATTAATCAAACACAAGGTTGGAATACACAGATTTGGCCTGAAGTATATTTTGTTGAGGAATTTATAAAGGCATCTTTAACTAAAGAAACTTTAACTAAAACGAACATATTTAATAACCCAAAATCGGATACCACTTTAGCTAGCCCAAATGCGTTATTTTTTCCTTTTTATACTTTACCATATGAGAATGTGGATTCTGTGTCTGTTATGTATGAAATTTTAGAAAGAGCCATCATAAATTCTGAATATAATCGATTTGATTATGAGGAAGCGGAAAAACAACAAATTGATTTATTATTTGCAAACATTGAAGGACAAAATGTTGTTACATCAATATCGTCAAGTTTAGAACTTCAAAACTTATTAAGAGAGTATAAATTTAACTATAATAATTTTTTAGAATTTTTAAAAAAAATATCTAATAATGGTGCCGGACAAAGTTGGGTAAACTACACGAGGAACATTTTTAACAATCAATATATTATAGAGTCTTTAAACGAACAAAAAGAAATTTATAGTATAGAAACTATCAAACCAACCACGTCTTTAACAATATCAACCGACGATTTATACTTGTCTAAAAACTTAAAAAACTATTTAGAAAGCACTAAAACTTCTAAGTCTGATGTTTTTGATACATTCCCATTTAATAATTTTAATTGGATGAAATCTAATTTATCGAATGGGGCATCTTTAAATGCTAAAGAAGATTTCTACGATACGACAAAAACTTTTATCTATTTAGCCGATAAAAAAACCATTGCTAGGTTAGACCAAACAGAAACAAAAACAGGAATACAACCCTTTACGTCAAAATATTCATTTGGAAATTCACTACAACCTTATTTAAGTAACGTAACAAATGGTATAAAAATATTTGATAAGCAATCATTAAAACAATACTTTACCGATAGGAAACAAAAAGATCTTTATTTTACTGAGTCTTACGTTGATTATGGTAACTCATATTCAGGAGGTGTTGGAACACAAATACAAACAACCTCATTATTAAATACGCCGTATTTTATTAATGCTATTTTACAGGGTGTAGATAAAGAGACTAACGAAGAAGAAGATGCATACGTACCTTTAGGTTATTTATATTTAAATTCCTTACCTTTAATTACAACTAAAGAAAGACTTAAAAGTTTTGATACAAATAACGTAGCGACTGATTTAGATTACTTAGCAGCTACCATTAAAAAATACTCAGCAATACACCAAATGCCATATGCGTGGGTATTGAAATACGGATCAATATGGCACAGATATAAAAAATACACATCGAGCGGTGTGGATATTTTAGATAGTGTGTGGAAAGATTTTGACTATAAAGTTAATTACGATCCAACAACTTCAGCAACAACAAAACAATATGTGATACCTAATTACACAGGAGGACAAGAAACTATATTTTTAGAAAAAACGGAAACAATACCAAATGTTACAGGTAAGACGGTGGATTTTATAAACACAGGTTTTTACCCTAAAGTAATTAACAGTGTCTATAAATTTATTACTAAAAAAGATTTATTTAGTGGATACACTCAGGATGCGTTCTTTAAAACCTATACCGACAATGGATTTAGAATTGGTAAAAATAACCTATCAAAAACATTCTTTAATTTTGGATTTGATCCTAATAATCCGAACAGATCTTTATTAAAGACAAACTATTACCAATATTTAGACTCTGAAAATAACTCAGACTTTAAGTCTAAATTATATTTTATATTCCCATCAATGGGAGGTATACCATTTGATCAATCAATATATGAAACAACAGATAGTACAAATAAATTAATAAAAGAATTATCAGGTAACACTTCAGTATACAATGGATCCGTCAGAACATTATGGGGGGCACCTCATTTTGGTTATTTTGACCACACATTAATTAAAAAACCAAAACCAACCGAATACCTTAAAACTATTAACACTCAATCTGTTGAACAAAACTCTTTTGATTTAAAGAATGCAACATCAGAATATTCATACATAGATGAAATACTTTCAATCTTTAACGTGGATATGTTAAATAAGTTTGAAGAATCGTTTTTAAGTTTTTGTAATTACAAACCTAGTGCTGATAAATTAATTCTAAAAGGGGAGGCACAAGCACCATCATATACACAATCAAACGTTATTAAAGATTTAAAAAATAGGAGACTATTTAGTCAAATGACTCAACTATTTTTGATAGGTAAAACGAGTGTCACATTGACTGATGAAAATACGGATGGTTTATCTTTAGGACAAAAACAAATTGTTAGTTTTACAGAATCCGTTAAAAACTTTTTAAGTTTTGATTGTATTATAAAAAACGCTAATCCTGGATTTTTTAGTATGCCGTTGTTTAGTTCGTTCTCATCACTTAAAAACTTTGTTCCAAACAATAAGTTAACTTTTGATCCATACGTTAAAGGGTCTTTACCTGGTGACGGAACAACAACAACTCTAAGTCAAAGTATATCACAAAATAAAGATGCATGGGAATCTTTAAGAACTTATGTTGGATTCTCATCAATACCTGGTGTGGATTTCCAAACCCAAGTTCAAACACAGTATCCATCGACAAGTTTATTAACTCCGACACAAACACAAACACAACAACCAATACAATCACCAATACAAAATACGAGTATTATGTCAGGACAAACAATGCAAAACCTTTGTACTGGTGATTATTTTAATGTTGTTGATCCTGACGACGTTAGTGATTTCGGAATGTATCAAGACGACAAAATTGTATATTTGGAATTAACCGATCAAGGAGGTGTTAATAAAAACTTCTGTGCAAAAAAAGTACCAAATAGTGCTTCAACTATAACTTATAATTTATTGTCGGATCATGGATTCTCAAATGACAACTTAGGAGGTTTAAGTGAAGGTTCGTACTGTTTATCATATTTTAGCCAAAACTTAAATTGCCCACAAAATAACCAATTAAATCAAATTAGTTTAAAGTTTGTTGGTGAGTCTGGAACAATACTACCAACTGAACCAACAGAAACATATAATCAATATATAAATGTGGAAAAACCTGGTGGAGGATATCAAGTATTCAAAATTGAGGATTCAGCATTTAATTATAGTGGAAAAGTGGAATCAATAAAATTCTTTAAATCTAATAGTGATATTAATAACCCTGCAAATTTATTAAACACAAGTTGTAATAGTGGTATTTTTTATAACTTTTCTAATTATTGTAAGATAAATCAAAGTAATTCTGGTAATTACCAAATTGTTGTGACTTACTACCCTGACGGGCCAAACAATAAAACAAATAAATTATACCTTACCACTCAAGTAAGTTTAGGATCACAACCACAAAATAGTGTACCCGCGGCAACTAACCCACAACCGGCACCACAACCGGTAGCTCAGTCAACACAAGCAACGCAAGCGACACTACCACAAACACAAAGGTCTTATATTACTGATTTCTTTATTGATATGGATATTGACTTTACTTCGGATAACGTTAAAACGTTGGCAACATTAATTAAAATTTACGCAACCAAAAAACAAGAAACACCAACATATAATAAAGGACAATTTAATCAAACAATAAATGACATTTTAAATAACCAACTAGCGTTCAAAGAAAAATTACTAAATAAAACGTTCGCCTTTATAAATAAAAATACACCAAAAATAACTGTAGAGACACAAAACCAAATTGATAAATCATCAATTAGTAGTGATCCAACTAAACTTACAACGTACAACCTATTAAAAGGGTTTAACGATAAGTGGGTATCTGGTTCTGATTTAAAAACAAGAACGTTGTTTGAAGATTTTTTATTTTTAGATCAAACTAATAGTGATATTGGAGATTCGTTTATTGTTGACGTAAACCAAGTTAAAGATAGAATTGAAAAAAATCCAAAACAAAATATGATGCAAATCGTAAGTTGGATATTGAACGACAACTATTTCCAATTCTTTGCGATGCCAGCGTATATAAATTTTTATGGAATCCAAAAACAAATAGGTGAAAATGTACCAAAACAAGATATTACGATTGGAAATGATTTATTTGGTACGCACCTTAATGTTGATTATTTAGAGTCGTCTGCTAAATTTCTTTGTCTTTATATTGGTAACCCATCTGAATGGCCAAAATCTGATAAAAATACAAGCGTTAAATATGGTGACGATGGGTTTGATTTAAGAATAACGGACAACCCTTTAAGGGTATCTGACCCAAATTTAGATATATCAAAAAGTAATAAAGTTGTTGGGTTTGCGGTTGATTTTGGTATACAAAACCAAAACATGTTTAAAGATTTAGATATTGATATGTCAGAAAAAACCAACACCGCCGAAACGTTTAAAATATATGCCGATTTAGGTGATTCGGTTTCTGGAGATAAAGTGGCTCTACAATCGGATTCCATGTACAGTATCTATAAGTCAAGATCATATACTTGCGGTATTACCTCATTAGGTAACGTTATGATACAACCTACAATGTATTTTGCATTAAGACACGTACCACTTTTCTATGGTCCTTATTTAATTATGGAAGTTACACACTCTGTTAGTGAGACGGATTTCACAACTAAATTTAAAGGTACTAGACAGAGAACATACTCGCTACCAAAAATTGATAGTTTAGTTGCGTCGGTCAATAAAAACGTACTTAAAAATTTTAAAGCAACACAACAAAAAACAACGGCAATACCTGAAACTGATAAGGAAAAAAATTTAGAAATTGATCCTAAACCGACGTTACAGGCAACTGAAATCGCATGTAGTGGATTAACAGCATTCCCATCATTAGGTTATGTTAACGTAAAACCAACACAAATATCTTATAATGATCTTGCAGATTTAGTTAAATCAAACACAACTTCTAAAATATTACGAGCAATAGTTTATGGTATTGCTCAATCTAGTCCTAATAATATAAAGGCGGGTGAAATAATACAAACAAATAATTCTAATCTGTATTTCATTACAACGATAAAAAGATATAAAGGGTCTATGGATAGTAAAATAAAAAATCAAACATGTGTTAGATTAAACGGAAACCCATTCCCAATTGCTGACTTTTCCACCTTTAGTGAGAGTACTGATTTTGTCTTATCGTATTTTAAAACATTAGAACCCATGATAACGGAATTAAATAAAATAAATGTTAATACCAACATCAACCAAAGTTTTGGAGAATCTATGGCTCAATTAGTATATACTGCGTGGAATACCGATAAAGCGTTTACAGGAGAGAACGGAACCCCATTAACTGCTCAACAAATTAAAGACGTTTCTTTGGCGGATAAAGCTAGTGGTGATTTTCCTTATTATGATGATTATGTTAAAATATTTAAAGAATCGTATGAGAAATTTTAGAAAATAAAAAAAACCATAATATTTATATATAAAACTAAAAATATGAGTGTAAAAAAAATACTTGATGATTACTTGAGAAAAGACACAAGAATCACAGAAAAACAAATTGATGCGGATCACAAACAAGTTTGTGATTTAGATACTGGGGATTGTTATACTATTAGAATGAAAGACGGTTTAATTGAAAGATTCGACAATACGTTACAAAAAAATAGAACATTGAGAGTAGAAACACCGGCAGGAGTTAAAACATTATTAAACGGATAAAAAAAATTGTAATGGAAGTAGAAAGAAGAATATTGGAAGAATTAAAAAGATTTGACCAAATCACAAAATATGTTTTGAATGAACAAGATCCGGCAGCCGGAGTTCCACCACCACCTGCAGATGCGGGTGCGGTACCACCACCTCCGGGTGAAGATGCGGCGGCAGTACCACCACCTCCGGGTGGAGAAGATCCTGCGGCTGCGGCTGGTGATGTTGCGGGTGGAGCAGCACCAACAGAAGTTCCTGAACCAATTGATGTGGATAAAGATCCTGACGTTGAAGAAGTTGGTGGAGATGAAGATAAAGAAAAAGAAGGTGATGAAGACACTGAAGAAATTGATATAACGGATTTGGTTAGTGCTCAACAAGACATTAAATCAAAACAAGATGAAATAATGGATACGTTATTTTCAAGGTTAGATGATTTACAATCAAAACTTGAAAACATGGATCAAATTATTAACAAAATTGATTCATTAGAAACTAAGTTTGATAAGTATCGTGAAAAAACACCTGAAGAAAGGTTAGAGTTAAGGTCTTTAGATTCTTATCCGTATAATCAAAAACTAACGGACTTTTTTGATGATAAAAAAATGGAGATGGATGCCGCAGGAAAAAATGAATATATCCTAACATCCGATGAGGTTGAAAACTTTTCACCAGGTGAAATTAAAAAAACATTTAATAAATACGAAGAAGACGAAGAGGAAGGTATGTAAAAAATACTTCCGAAACCACCATTTCGGAAATGAAGGGTTCGATTATTCGGACCCTTTTTTTATTTGACATTTTATAAAAATCACTTATAATTGTTATAGATAAAAGAGTTAAAATTTAAAAACAAAATCTATGGCAAATTCAATTGACGCGGTACTCGCACAGTACGAAAAGAACTCAACACCGAGTTCACAAAAACAAAGTATTTCACAAGAAGACAGGTTGAAAAAATACTTTTCAGCAATTCTTCAAAAGAATGAAAAATCAGCACAACGAAGAGTTCGTATCCTACCTACAAAAGATGGTTCATCTCCATTTGTGGAAGTTTGGTATCACGAAATTCAAGTTAACGGACAATGGGTAAAATTGTATGATCCTGAAAAAAACAACAACGAACGTTCACCACTTACAGAAGTTTATAACGAATTAATGGCGACAGGTAAAAAAGAAGACAAAGATTTGGCATCACAATACCGTTCACGTTTATTTTATATTGTTAAAGTAATTGATCGTGACAACGAACAAGATGGAGTTAAATTTTGGAGATTTAAACACAACTACAAACAAGAAGGTGTATTGGATAAAATCTTACCAATATGGAAAGCGAAAGGTGACCTTACAGATTCTGAAAAAGGACGTGACTTAATCATTGAACTCATCAAAGCAAAAACACCACAAGGTAAAGAATATACTGTAGTTCAAACTATTATGTATGATGATCCTGCTCCGATACATACTGATAAAGGGATTATGGAAGGTTGGATGACAGACGAACTAACTTGGAATGATGCTTACTCTAAAAAACCTGTTGAATATTTGGAAGCGGTTGCAGTTGGAGAAACGCCAATGTGGAGTTCTGAACTTAAAAAATATGTTTACGGTGAAGAAGCCGAGATCTCTCTTGGTGGTGGAACTGAAACAAAAGTAGAAAAACCAATCGTTGATCCACAAGCAAACGATGAAGTCGATGAAAACTTACCATTCTAATTTATAATATATGAGTAAAATAACAGAAAAAATGTATGAAGCTCTGACCTTGAGATATAGGTCAGAGATGGCAGAATCCGAGGCGACTCTCCTAATTTATTTTAACAATCCTGTTGGTATTGGTGAACATCCACAACACTTAGAGGAAATGGACCGGTTTGTTGATAAGATGGCAAACGCAAAGGGTAAACTTGAAATGTTGGAAACCATTTATAAGTATAATGTTAAACGAGATGAAAAGTTTGAAGTAACGGAAGACATGCTAAAAATAATTAAAGAACAAGAAAATGGCAATTAAGAAGAAAGTAATATCGTTAGATAGTATTAAAGGTAAGTTTTCGACTAAAACAAAATATAAACCCGAAAGTTTTTATAACTGTGGAGATGCGTTTATGGAAGCGTGTGGATTACCTGGACCTGTGATGGGAGGGATCAATATGTTTTTAGGACACTCTAACACATCAAAAACAACGGCAATGATACTTGCGGCTGCGGACGCACAAAGAAGAGGTCACCTACCTGTTTTAATCATAACTGAGAAAAAATGGAGTTGGGAACATGCTATCGAATTGGGACTACAAGCAGAAAAAAATGAAGACGGTGAATATGACGGTATGTTTATATTTAACGATTCATTTGATGTGATAGAACAAGCGACCGAATTTATTAACGACATATTGGATGCACAAGAAAACGGAGACATCCCTTATAATATTTTATTTCTTTGGGATTCAATCGGATCTATTCCATGTCAGATGACATTTGATGGTAAAGGTGGTGGAATGCATAACGCGAAAGTATTGGCTGATAAAATCGGAATGGGAATACATTCTCGTATTTCTAAATCTAAAAAAGAAGAATATCCGTATTATAATACTTTAGTGATATTAAATCAGCCTTGGGTTCTACTTCCTGACAATCCATTTGGACAACCTGAGATTCAAGCAAAAGGTGGTACGGCAATATGGTTGGCGAGTAGTTTAGTGTTTCTTTTTGGTAATCAGAAAAAAGCAGGAATTAGTCACATAGACGCAACTAAAAACGGTAGAAAAGTATCGTTCGCTATTAGGACTAAGATATCGATTTTAAAAAATCACGTTAATGGTATTGGTTATAAGGATGGTAAGATCGTTGCGGTACCTCATGGATATATTTCCGACACAAAAGATGCGTTGGATAAATACAAAAAAGAATACTCAGATTATTGGGTTACAAAAATGGGAGACGCAAACTATTCTTTAGATGAGTCTGCAGGATATGATGACGAGACGGTAGATTAGAAAAAAAGTAGTATCAGTAAATAAAATACAAATGATTAAAACCCTATTAATTGACGGGAATAATTTATTAAAAATTGGGTTTCACGGAGTTAAAGGATATTTTAATGGTGTTGAACATGTGGGTGGTATTTGGCATTTCTTAAATACCACTCGCAGATTCATCGAAGAAGGTAATTTTGATAAAGTGATTGTTGCTTGGGACGGAGTAACAAGCACCTCACAAAGGAGGTTATTCTACCCCAACTATAAATTAAATAGAAAGGCACCAACGGATGAGAACTTAGAGTTGTCATTTAACAAACAAAAACTAAGAGTAAAACAATACTTAGAGGAAATGTTTGTTAGACAGATTGAGTTTGAAAATTCAGAAGCGGATGATTTAATCGCTTACTATTGTCAAATATCTAAAGGAGAACAAAAGACTATCTTTAGTGGTGATAGAGACCTAACACAACTTATCTCGGAAGATGTGACCATATACTCACCTAATACCAAAAAGTATTATAAGAATGGAGATAACATCAAACTACACGAAATTGAGATACCTCACTATAATGTAAAAACATTTAAGATAGTTTCTGGTGATAAATCAGATAATATTGATGGTATATATTACTTAGGTGAAAAAACTTTTGTGAAGTTATTTCCTGAGATACTTGAAAGAGAGGTTTCTTTTACCGATATTTTAACAAGAGGTGAAGAACTTCTAAAAGAACAAAAAGAAAATACAGTCCTAAAAAATTTACTGACGGGTAAAACAAAGGGTGGTATATTTGGTGACGAGTTTTTTAAGGTCAATAAAATGATCGTGGATTTATCGGAACCGTTGATTAGTAAAGAAGGAAAAGAATTGGTTGAACTATATTACTCTGAGTCGTTGGATCCTGACGGAAGAGGGTATAAGAATCTAATTCGGATGATGATGGATGATGGATTATTTAAATACCTACCGAAAGGTGACGATCAGTGGGTATATTTTTTAAAACCATTTTTAAAGTTAACAAGAAAAGAAAAAACAAAATTCAAAACAAAAAAGTAAAATTATGAAAGAGCAGAATGATGTAACAAAGGTTGAATTCCTAATGACACTTAATAATAATTTTGTGGTACAAAGGTTTTTTAATGTGAAAGGTTTTAACGAAAAGGCTAAAAATAGCGTTGAGTTAACCGATTATATTAAAGATTTATCTGACTACTTAAAAACAAAATTAAGAAACAAGTGTGTGGTTTATATGTTGGAAAACAGATACCAAATTGAGGAAGACCCAAGCATTTTAGAAACATCAAACACAGACGGACCCGAAACATTCAACATCATTTTAAAGTTGGGAAATGAGACAATTTGTCATAGAATCATTGACGCGAAATTATACCCACCAAAGGTAAGATACACCCTGGATATACGTCCAGACATAAAAAACATTTTAAGAGAATTGACTGACATTTTATCAGACAAAAATTTATCTTTTGAGATGATGAATTATTCGTTGGCGTAATAGTATTTATTAAAACACAGAACAAAAATCTATAAAATATGTCAGACAAAAAGAACTTCGGATACTTAGGAAATACTTTTCAAATACAACTTTTAAATAATATAGTAACATACAAAGATTTCGCTAATTCCATAATTGAAGTTATTGACCCACACTATTTTGATAACCAATATTTTAGAATCATTTGTCAAATGATTAGAGAGTATTATACAAAATATGAACACACTCCGACATTTGATACTCTTGAACAACTAACAAAATCAGAAATTAGTTCACCTATGGCTCAAAAGAGCATTTTAGATACAATAGAACAGGTTAAGAACGTTGCTGACGAAGGATCCGTATTTGTTCAAGAAAAGTCCTTAAAATTCTGTAAACAACAAGAGCTCCAAAAAGTAATGGTAAAAACTCAGTCAATCATTGATAAAGGTGATTTTGAGAGTTACGATAAGTTAGAGGAAATGGTGAGAGGAGCACTACAAGTTGGTGAAGTAGATAAAGGAACTGCAGATGTGTTTTTTAACCTTGATGAGGTATTAAATGATGATTACAGACACCCAATTCCTATTGGGGTCCCCGGTATAGATAATTTATTAAAAGGAGGATTAGCCAAAGGAGAAATTGGCGTTATTTTAGCCCCTACCGGAGTTGGTAAATCAACTTTCACAACCAAAATTGCAAACCACGCATTCAACTTAGGGTATAACGTCCTTCAGATATTTTTTGAAGACAACCCTAAAATCATTCAAAGAAAACACATAACACTTTGGACTGGAATACACCCTGACGATTTAACTGAAAGAAGAGTAGAGGTAATGGAAAAAGTTAAACAAATTCAATCAACAAGAAAAAATAAATTGATTATGAAAAAGTTGTCTTCCGATACCGTAACTATGAATCAGATTAAAAATCAAGTTAGGAAAATGATTGCTGAAGGGACAAAAATTGATATGGTAATTTTAGATTATATTGATTGTGTTGTACCTGACAAAAATTTGGGTGACGAATGGAAAAGTGAAGGTTCAGTTATGAGAGGATTTGAGGCGATGTGTCACGAATTAGATATAGCTGGATGGACGGCAACACAAGGGAATAGAAGCTCAATATCATCAGAGGTTGTAACAACAGATCAAATGGGTGGATCAATTAAAAAGGCACAAGTTGGTCACGTAATAATTACGGTGGCTAAGAGTCTACAACAAAAAGAGATGAATTTAGCAACCATTGCAATTACCAAATCAAGAATTGGTAAAGATGGTGTTATTTTTGAAAACTGTAAATTTGATAACGGTATGTTAGAAATCGACACTGAACAAAGTGTTACGTTTCTTGGACACGAGGAACAAAAAGAAGAAAGAAACCGTAGTCGAATCAAAGAACTTTTAGAAAAGAAAAAACAAAAAGAACAACAAGAATCTTAAAATAAATTATTAAATTTGAATAAAATGGATATTTCGCAAAAAATATTAAGTGACATTACTGTCTTTATGAAATACGCTAAGTTTCAACCCGAAAAGAATCGGAGAGAGACTTGGGAAGAGTTGGTGACTCGTAACAAAGAGATGCACCAACGTAAGTACCCCCACATCAAAGATGAGATAGAGGAGGTATATAAAATGGTATACGACAAGAAAATATTACCATCAATGAGATCATTGCAATTTGGTGGTAAACCAATTGAGATTTCACCAAACAGAGTTTACAACTGTGCGTATATGCCAATTGACCACGTTGACTCATTCTCTGAAACAATGTTTTTACTTTTAGGTGGAACAGGTGTTGGTTACTCAGTTCAAAAACACCACGTTGAAAAACTACCAGATATTAAAAAACCAAACCCTGATAGAACAAGAAGATACTTAATTGGTGATTCTATTGAAGGATGGGCAGATGCTATTAAAGTATTAATGGAATCATATTTAGGTTACAAATCGTCAACACCTGTATTTGACTTTTCAGATATCAGACATAAGGGTGCGATGCTTGTAACGTCAGGAGGAAAGGCTCCGGGACCTCAACCACTAAAAGATTGTATTCACCACATAACAAAAGTTTTAAATAACAAAAAAGATGGTGAAAAACTAACACCAATTGAAACTCACGATATCGTATGTCATATTGCAGACGCAGTACTTGCAGGTGGTATTAGAAGAGCAGCACTTATCTCATTATTCTCGGCTGACGATGAAGAAATGATTTCTTGTAAATCAGGAAATTGGTGGGAACAAAACGCACAAAGAGGTAGAGCTAATAACTCGGCAGTACTTCTTCGTCACAAAATCACAAAAGAATTCTTTATGGATTTGTGGAAACGTA